TCATGGCCTCAGATGCTTTCACCAGAGTTTCATTCACTGCGACCCAGATGCATTTGGCCATGTAGGCCGCTGCGCGATAGCCATCGCCACTGAATGGAAACTTTGAGGGATCCATCATCGATGCCTGTTTTGCAGGTCGAATGATGTCTTCCATCAATTGCTCTTTGAAACCGTATTCCTTGGACCCGTAAGCCAAGGTCATTACTGACCGTTTCGTGACTTTTCTGGTAATTCCGAACTGCAACCACTGGGTGGCAAGGGATCGGGTACCTTCAACCACATACGGTGTACCTTCGTCAGTGTGTGCCAGTCCGTCTTCTGTCCCAGTGTGGGCGTCGTCTCGGACTTTCTCAATGACTTTATTGGCGACCAATTGGTATACGTCAGCAGGAAGCTCTTGAGGAACGAGGTTGACTGCCGCACCACCGAGGTGGTCTCTGAGCATCGCTGAGAAATGCTGTATGCCAGAGCATGAACCGTCCATAGCCACGGGCAGTTTTGATACGAACGCATCACCATGTTCGGTGTAACCCCGCCACTCGAAACAAAACGCCAGGAACTGCCACGGTTTGTCAATTTCCACACCTCCGATACTACTTGTCCAGCCCCGTTCGTTGTACGGATCCATTGCACATCGAATAATTTCTTCTTCATTGTCTAGCACCCAATTTACGCGGTCCTCTAAGGACACTTTATCGAAGCCAGCCACGTTAGCTCCGTGGATAGCCAGCCATTTCCAACCTTCCTCGCCCAACGGTTTCCCATTCGCGAATCTGAGGAGAGACTTCTGATAATCAGATCCCTGAGGGTTCAGGTGGGGTACTGCATAAATGCGACCACGGAAGTCGAGCTGATAGGGGAAGTAGATCTTCCGATATTGCTCAAACCGTTTCGCGATACCCAGCGCAATCGAGAACCCAATCCTTTGTCCTAGAATTGAGAGGTTCTGCATGTGCGCCTTGGCAGCCTGGATCCGATACTCCCGCTTTGCGGTCTCGTTTGTATCGATGTCCTGAGGCACCTGGGGCATCGGAATGCCATCTCTAGGGGGTATTCCTGCCAACTCAGAGCCGTTGTCCCAGAGCGTCTGCATGACATCCAGAACTTGGCTGTTGATTTGCCAGGGCGTCCTCTGAAGGGCGTTCACTGCTTCGTAGACGATGGGCATATCCACGTTGCGAAGCTCGTCCAGGTAGGCACGGTTCTTCGTCTTGACCAGTTTCAACGGCTTGATGTTCGAGCTGACATAACCTCCTGAGAATGGGTCTTCCCAATCCTTAGGCTGCACCACCATCGGCTCGTAGACGGGGCGCAGGAACTGAGTGACCTCGTTCTTGTGCTCAATCCATTCGAGGGTCTCAGGGAGGGCGCGAACGTATTTGAGCGCCTGGTCCTTATCGACCTTCTGGTGGGTGATCTCCACGATCCCCACGGTAGCCATGCAGATATCCAGGAGCTTGATTCCGACGTGGAGACGATCAGTCCTACTCCAACGCTCCCACTCATCGACCTTCTGAGCCTGTCTGACGGCGTAGATGTGCTTGTAGTGGTAGGAGCTGCGCTTCTTGGCCCCAGCGACAAGCTTCTCGTATTTCTTCTTCTCGATCTCCCGAACCTTCGCGAACCTGAGTTCGTCTTCGACCGCTGTTCCGATAGCCACCCCAACGAACTGGACGGTACGGATCGATGAGACCCCTGCCAGGATGTTCTTGAGGGTCAGGAAAGCCAACGTGTTGGGATCCATGTCCCGAACCTTCTTGAAGGCGATGTTGCGGTTTCCTGCCACCCCTTGGGAGGCTTCTTCGATCCAGGCCTTGATCCCGTTAGCCAGGGTCTCAAGACGATGCGCCAGAATTGTTTGTCCGTAGACGGTTCCTTCCTCCCTTTGAGACTTCTTGGCCTTACTGATGTCTCGCAAGTAACGCTCTTGCCCTCGACGGGTCATCTCTTCTTCCAAGCGTATTTGTGTAGACATAAGGTCTTCTTGAAGATCAGCTTGAAGATTAGTCATAGTTCTCCCTTAGTATTTCTTTGTTTATTTACTACTAGTTAGATATCTTTACTGGTTTTAACCTAGAGATATCCAATTGTAGGACCATAGGTTACTTGTTGATTTTGTTCTCCTTTTACCCCTGTTGTCACAGAAAAGTTGTCACAAATCTGTCCCCAAAACTATCCAAAAGCTGACAGTTGACTCCAGATAACAGTAATCTTTTGGCAAGGGTTGTCGGAAAGAAAGAGGGACTCCAGGGGTTACCCCCAGAATCCCTCTCACTTTTCAGTTAGTTGTTGGTGAGGACGGAGGGACTCGAACCCTCACTCCTTACAGGAAACGGGTTTTAAGCCCGTTGTGTCTACCATTTCACCACGTCCTCAGTTTGTTCCCTCTACCGATTTTAAGTCCTTTGGAAACAATTACCAATTGGATAACTAACTGAATTTGCAAACATTTTATATTTTCCTTGTGACAACTATTGTCACTGTGACAGGTGTTTGTGACAGCCTGTGACAGCTCAGTTTGCTGCCCTAAGAAACGGTACGTGTTCGCTTTTATACTGTTCCAATGCTTCCTTGCCCTCCTTCAGCTTACCAGGCGCAAGATGCATATACCGTGCGGTGGTTAGCGGAGTGGCATGTCCCATCCATGCTTGAATGAACTGAGCAGTCTTATCTTGCATGGCAAGTCGGGAAGCACATGTGTGGCGCAGCATGTGCACCACGAACTGAGGATCTTCGGTCTTACCGAGAGCGGCTCGAACGACATCCCACTGGGTTCGCAACGAATAGGCGTTCAGGTCGTGAAACACCCGCTCATTCCCCCGCCTTGCCTGGATGATCGCGTCCACCCTAGAGGTGGCAGGAATCGACCGAGCCTTTGAGGTTTTGGTCTCGTCAGGGTGTAGGTGAAGCATTTCGTTGCGGTACTGCTTGGACTCAAAGTTGAGCAGCTCCATACGACGGAAGCCTGTATCGATCGCCACAATGATGAACTCTCGGAGGGCATTGAAGCCATACTGAGTGCACGTGTTGAGGAGATCTAGCTCTTCCCGATTATCGATCCAGCGGATTCGATGGTTCCCTGCGCTACGGCGCTTGATCCTGGGCAGGGTTTCAATCCAGCCCTCGTCCGCTGAGGTCTTTAGCATCATGGACAAGGCGGAGAGCTTTCCGTTAACGGTGCTTCCTGCATTGCCCTGCTCATCAGCGAACTCATTGACCATCTCACGTATCATTGAGGTGGTAATGCTATCGACTGGAGTCTCTTCTCCAAAGTAGTTCAGGATCGCACGGGCGTTCTTCTGCCCATTGTCACTTTTGCGCTGTGACCAAACGTCCTTAACGGTGAGCTTGTATGCTTCCGCAAGTGTAGGCTTGATTACAGGTTTCGGGAGAAGCTCCTGCGGGATCTCTAGAACCCCGCTCTTGATCAGCTCCTGTTTTTTCTCAGCCAACACTGCATCAGTGTAGCTGGAGAATGTTTCGCGGTAACGGTTCTCACCACTACCAACCGAAACTAACCACTTGTTGCCTCGTTTATAAATTGGCATCGCTTTCTCCTAGCATCTTCCTAATTGCGATTTTTCCTTTTGTTGTGACCCGAATGATCTTCTTTCTCCTCTCCATCGGATCTTCATAGGCCTCAATAAAATTGAAGCCCTCTTCACGATGTCGGTTGATCTTTCCAAGTGAACCGACATATCGGGAGGCCGAAGCCAACCCAATTCCAACTTTGTTTGCCAAGTCAGTCAGAGAAATGCCTTCCTTCTCCTGAGCAATCACGAAGAGGCACATCACTTGTTGCAGCGGCATTTCTGGATCGACTTTCTGGATCCCATATAGAAGCTTCAAAGCGTCTTTGATTGTCATTGGCTCCCCATCTCGTTCCTCAAAAACGGGCGGAGCTTGAATCATTGGGGAGTCCACGTCAACAACCATTTCCAAATGGTAAGTGATTTTCCCAACTAAAGTTTATCCTTCTGTACGCTTCTAACGACCACCAACGTGCCAGCTTTCTCCATATCCTCGATTTGTTTCACAAAAAGCGCAGCAAGATGCATTGAAACGCTATCAGGGAGGTGGTCACAGCAGTCGTTTCCCTTCCAGTAAAGCTCTGGGTAGATTCCTGTGGGGCAATCATCCAACACAATCACCACTTTCATACAGCCCTCCCAGAATGAGTCTTTTGAGGCCATTCTTGCTGTCTGTAGACGCAAATCAGCTCGCCGTCCTCATACGCCGCGAGGGTGGTCCACCCAAGCTTGTAAGGGCCGCACTTAACAACATCCAAATCATTAGAAACACGGTTGAATCCTTGGGTCGCCACGATCCCAGCAAAAAACACCAGGCAAATAATAATGAGACGTACCATGTTATCTCTCCATAAAAGGTGAGGGCATGGCGTTTGGTCCATACTGGTTTGTCTGAGGATAAGGGTTGGTCCCAAGCTGGGACTCGTATCCTAGGGTTCGTCCGTACTGATCCACGTATGTCGTTTGATTTCCGACCTGGTAGGCATAGCCTAATGTTCGTCCGTACTGATCGCTATAGGTTGTCTGGTTTCCAACTGTCGAACCATAGCCCAGCGTACGTCCGTACTGATCGCTATAGGTGTTCTGTTGAGCATGAGCCTTGCCACTCATAAAACCGAACACCATGCCCAACAAAAACATCAGCATCATTGAACTAATAAAATGTCGTCTCATTTCTTATCCTTTCGTGATTTTTTTAAATGATCCTCACAGAGCTTTGCACGAGCTTCTAAGGCCTCGTCGCTGGCATATTCGTCCAGCTCAAAACATTGCGAGAAGGTATCCCAAAGCCTCTCCATGCGGAGGTCCAGGACGTTTCCAATGGAATAAAGGTAATTGTAGACCTGATCCTCGCTCATTGGGTGCGGGTGATCGCAATACACCTTCAAGAATGTATCGATGTCTTCCTTGATGGACCAAAGACTGAGAATGTCCTCTTCAAGATTAATGCGATTTTTTGTAACTACACGAGCCATGTGATCACTCCTAAAATGTAAAAGAACACAGCAACAATCTCGACAAGGAAGAGCGGGACATCACGCTGTAAAAATCCAGCAAGGGTCCAAAGGGCTGATCCGACGAGGGATAAAAAGATATTCAAGGGATAGATATTAAAGCTCGTTAGACCTATCCCCATGAGGCACAGAATAGTGCCTAACCACTTGATTAGAATCATATTTGCTTTCTGAAAGTGCATGAAATTTCAATAAAACTGAAAGTCAAAATGGAGCTGGACCTAACAGCTCATAGATTGACTTGCGAGGCGGGATTGGCTTCTCGGTAATCCTCCAGCCAGGTTGAAGGAATCTCTCGGCTTCGTCCCTGGTATCAAACAATCGAAGAGCTATCCCGTCCTCGTCCCAAACGGTGAACCAGCGGTTATTCTGGGTCATCTTCAGGGTGCTGTCGTTCGTTTTGATGTTCGTCTGACATCACTGAAATCGGAATGCCTACGTCAGCTCGGATTAGGTTTGCAGCATCAAAGTACCACGCCTGATCACAGTGCTCTGAAAGCATACGAGCTACGGTCTCAGTGTAGCGGTGCAAGAACACCTTCATATCGATATACGTCTGGCCATCTACTTCTTTAACATCAAGAGGCACATCGCCCGTCGTTTCTAATGCTGTGGTAACAAAATCATTCAAATCATGTTCATTAATCATATTAATCTCCAGTCCATACAACTCCGCTTCTACCTTTGTGAACTTGCCATGCAATTTCATCGATTGAGATGGGATCGTAATCTACCCAAGGCTCTAAATCTTCGTAATCCTTACCAAGCTCTTCAGCTATGGCTTGCATCTGAAAACGTTTGGAACTTATGTATTTCGATTCTGTCATTGCAATCTCCTTGTCATAACAAAAAAGAGGACACTCGAAGGAATGCCCTCTTGTTTGTCATCTATTGTCTGAAGACTTCTCAGCGTCCGCCAGTGACCCGCACGTTTTATTGTCCTTGCGTCAGGACATATACGGATTGTCGGCCATGTTTTTACGGAGCGTCAAGAGTTTGCGTTTCGCATTGTGAGAAAGTTTGAGCCGTATTCAGATCCGTTACGGCTCATAAATGTTCCCGTAAGCGACATAAGGACTCATATATGTTCCAAAATCGCGAATTTCGTACACAATGGGAAACATTTTAGGCTGGCCAAGAATTCGTGTTTTAAAAAAAGATCGGCCAAGAATTCGTGTTTAAAATAGGGTCGGCCAAGAATTTGCGCTCCTCTGGATCCACCAGAAATGCGCGGAAATACTGTTGTTTTTATGCAAATCGATTCTAAGCCCCTTTAAAGCCCCTTAGAGACTCTTCTAGGTTTATTGGGGCTTAGGTACTAGCAAGCCCCCGAAATGATCTCCCAGGGGCTTCTATAGCGTCAAATCCATTCTTCTTCAGGATCATAAACCCCCAAATCCTCCAGGAGCTGCCATCCGTCGTGATAACAATCAATCAAGCCCGACGGGCTGCCAGTATTCCCCGACGGAAATTTGATCCAGGTTTTCCAGGGGATCTCTTCTCCCTTTGCTTGGCACGTTGCGAGGATCCCCGCGAGGTATGCCCAGTCCTTAGCTCGCATAGGGTCACAAGGTTGGCCCCAGGAATAACGAGCGGCGAAATAACTAACTATTTGAGGGTAGGCCTTATCCATTGCGAGGCGAACGGATTTATAACGACGGTCTATTAAATTCATTTTGTTTTCTCCTAGTACTGGACGGGATTGTCCACCAATGCCCCCAGGTTTTCCCTAGGGGCAATAATTGACAATCGGCAAGCATTAGGCCGCGAGAAGAGGAATAACCTTCGCGCCAGGATCCACTACGAAGCCCGTATAATCGCGCTTGGCCGCTCCCTTAGCGTATAGGGCGACAATAACGCCCTGAGGGTCTAAATGGCGAATGTCCGAGTCGTCCCCGTCTACGCATTCCATACCGAGGAAATGAGAGGGAATCTCGCTTTGTTTACGGAATACAGCAGCGAGGCGCATTCCCTTCTTAATCGCTTCTTGGACGTGTTTTTGATATCCAGGGGCGCCGCTATACGAAAACGTCAAATCGTAATTACTTGGGATGTCCTTACGATTGGAAATTTTCGTATAATCATAAAATTGGATTTCGGGGAATACTTCAAAAATTGTCACGAGGCGCTTTTTGCCATGCGCGAATTCATGCTCGAACTTAATATTTTCGAAGCGAATATCGCTCGTCCCATTAAGGCGAACTAGAGGGATCATTCCCTTTTTATCGGCCTTGCGAATGAGGCGCTCTATATCCTTTACGAGTAGGCGCATGAACTCATCTCGGCGAGTATGAAATAGGATCGTTTTGTTTATGCGGGATTGTTGGACGGAATTAAAAGCCCCACGTCCAGCGGAATAGAGACAAGCCCCTTCACAATTGGCAAGCTTTGCCATTGGGCAAGTATTAAAGCCCGAAATTGTAGAGGGAGCGAGGTATAAAACCCCAGTCATAAAACCGTACTTCTGCCCCTTTATGGTTTTTGCGTTGGTATCAACGGCGAGCAGTTTTTGAGGAAATTTTGAGGGATGGATCATTTTTGCTTCTCCTTAGTAGTGGTAGACAAAAAAGGTTTTAGTCTAGTACTTACCAATTGGCAAGAGTTATCTAATGGCAATTTTACATTGATAAGAGAACAACGAGCGCGAACCAAAAAGCGAGCGCCAGGGCGAGGCCTAAAAAGACTTCTCCCCACGTTGTCCCTTCGAACCCTAAAATTTTATCGATCAGTTTTAGCATTTCATTTCTCCTAGTTAATGGCGTCGTTGCCATGAGGAGATTCTAAGCGAGCAAGCAAGGTTTTTTGTCTCGCATTATGAAAAACAATCTAGGGACAAACCCTAGGAGCAGCAGCAAGCGAGCAGCAAGCAAACCAGGAGCAAACGAGAGGAGCAGCGAGCGGGATTCTTGCGGGGATCTTGAGGAGCAGCAGCGAAAAAAAAACACTGATAGACGCAGCCAGGAGCGCACACTTTCGCAGCCAATGGCGGAGACGCTCAATTTACCCCTAGAAACAAATAAATAATCGCTTGTGATCCCTTGAAAATCAACGAGTTACGCGAGCTTGTGACACTAGGCGGGACAGCTTGGGTAATTTTTGGGTTTTTCAAAAGGTCGACGGGGGAATCGCCACATTTTAAAAATCGAGGTGGTGCTTCAAATTTTTGTACCAAAACATTCTGAGGTCATCTTAAAGCTCTCTTTAATATGAACCTAAGGAGTTAAACCTATACCTATAACTACTTAAATAACCTATAGAGCTAAACCTATAGGTAATCTTATAGATAAACTTATAGTTCTCCCTCCACCCAATTCTAGGACTATAGAACTGAATGAAGGGATATTTCTGATTCAAATCAAGAGCTTGTCGCTATCTTGTCGCCCTATTTTTGGCGATCCAAGAGTTACCCTTAGGTTTCCCTCCAAGAGCATTCCGTATGAAGCCTTGAAGTTCCTTCTTGAGGGCTTCTGACTTGTATTGCGCTACTGCCTTGTCGTTATCCCTTGCCATGTGTTCTGACCAATAACCAACGGCCATCGCTAGGGCGTCCAGTCGGTCATCATGAATCAATGCACCACGATCCTTTGTAATCCGTGTCATCTGGTAGATGAGGGAGTACTTGGGATCTTGAGCCGTATCGAAGTCTTTACGGATCAAATCCTGAGCCGCAATTAGCCTGTGTTGAGACATCACTGGTTCTAGGGTGTCGATGATCCGCTGTTCCTTCTGGGTCGAATGTTTGACTTCTTCGATGAGGCATTTGTGGTGTCGAGCCATGACGGGTGTCAGAAGCTTGGTGTACATACCATCACCAAAGTTGGCTTCAACGATCACATGGTTGACTTGATGCTTCTTAGCGATCTTCGCCAGGGTCTCCAGGGTCTCATCCGAATAGCCACCCATAAGACCACCACAAGCGACCAGGAATTGATTTCCTGCGAGCATCTTGACGACGGCATAGCCAGTTTCGTCTGAGCCTCGTCCTGAGGGGTCTATGGCCATCACACAGCCTGTATAATCAGCCATGTCTTCCGAGTGCCACATAGGCCTATGGAACTTGTCTCCTGTAAGAGCCACGTTGGGTATGTCGTTGATGACAAGCTCAGGGGCTGCCGCCCAGGCAATCTTAAGGTGACCCATAGTTGGGTTGAGATTCATCACAACAAGATCCTGAACTTTCAGGGGGTACCTGTCGGCATCACTCAGAGAGGTGTCGAGCATGAACTGAAGGGCATATCCTGCCCTACCATAGGACGCTCTACGCTCCAGGAGGTCTTCCTCACCGAAGCGCTTAGGATCGGTTGGTTTTCCTTGGCTGTCTGGGTGGTTCTCCAGGGCCAGAGTGATCCAAGGTGCGAGCTTTCCTTGATAGGAAGGGACCTTGCTGATCTCTGGGTATTGAGCTGGCCAGATACGGGTTTCGTATCCACGCTCTCCAAGGGAGTTGTATAGGGACATCTCCAACTGAGGGGTGCCCAGATAGATGATCCTAGAGCTGTCTAGAGGCTTCAGGATAGAGTCGAATTCCTTAACCAGCTCCGAGAGCTTGTCTCGCATCATTTGGGTCGAGGAATTACCAGGTGTTTCGATATCGTCAGCGACGATGATGTCTGCACGGGAACCCGTAAGCTGACCAGTGATACCAATGGATTTAACCGAAGGAGAGTGGTCGGCAATTGCAGGGCCAACGTCGAAGGCGATTACAGAGTCTCTTTGGCCTTCCTTAGGTCGTAGGTGCTGAAGGATAGGAACTTCATTGATCAGTCGTTTTACGAAGGTGGAGAAAGCGTCAGCTCGCTCCTTTGAGGCAGAGACTACCAAGATCTTCTTCTGAGGGTCGTTTAAAAGAACCCAACAGACGAAGGCTGAGGTTAGAAAGGATTTCCCAACACCGCGAAACGCTTCAATGATAGCTCGTTTAGGGCCATTTTGAAGGTACGTACAAATGTCGTTTTGAACGGGTGTTAGGGGTGGAAGATTTAGGTGTTGCCATATGACATGGGAGAACACCCTAAAGTCCGTTAGGACGGGATGTGTATTAGCCATTTAAACGCGTTTAGAGACTCATAGAGACGCTTTCAGGGAAACCCTAGGGGTGAGCCTAAGGAATCCGAGAAAGCGCCTCTACGGGCTTTTTATTGAGTTTTACGAAGGGGTACGATGTTGTCGTCTTCAAAGACTGGGAGATCTGCCAGGGAATGTAGGGGTGACCCTTCGGCAGCTATCGCCTCAATCTTGTTGTCCTTCAGAAACTGACGGGCAACGTTGAGGATCGCGGCTGGGGGAGGAACGGGATTTCCGCCCTCATCCACGTACTCCTTGACGATGGCTTCTTTGAGAACCTTGGCCAGCTCTCCGTGGAGACTAGCCAGTTCTTTTTCATCAGCTTTGTTCATAGGAATATCTTTATAACTTTGTCGAGGCCCATAGCTTGCCCCAGGGTTGCAATAATTGCACCGAGAGCAATCCATTTGATTTGGGCAAGGGTTTTCTCAATGGAGACAAGAGACTTTTTGAGACTATCGGAAATATCCGACAGCTTTCTGAGATCATCAGCGTGATTGTCTACTCGTAGCTCCAATTTGATAACCCGATGTTCGAGCTGTTCCATTACATTACCTTTTAATCCCTTTAGTTAATCATGCAGCCTTGATCGGGATAAAACGCTTCCGAACTGGCTCCTTCCAGTTTTTCACTTCGCCACCACTAGCCACGAATTCAAAGTCGATAGCATCCATATGATTGATTCCGTCATAGCGGATGTTCTCGCCTTCAACTCGCGTGAGAACATTTCCAGTTAAGAAATGCATACACGCAGCCAGAATGGTGAGGTTGTATTCAAACGAATTTCTGCAAGCCTTTGTCCAGAACTCACCCTCAAGGAACAAGCAAGCACCACGACAGAGCTGAACCACAGGACACTTGGGACATTCCTCACGAGTAGTCCAATGGTGGGACGTGTGAAGGGCAATGTCTTCAAATGCCTCGATTGAGCCAATCTTGTGCTTGGTAGCCGAGCTGGTGTTCTGACAGGTTATTGCATAACCCATTGTATCCACGGCAATCGTGTTGGGATTATCCATCCCGCACTTTTGCCCCAGTGTATAAGCTGGCCGTTGGTCAGATAGCGAATGGAAGAAGTCATCCATCTTCTGTCGTATCGTTCCAATTCCTAGAGCCTCACGCGAAACCACCTCTTTGTACAAGGCATGATTCATAGCCTTATAATCATCGTCCGTGTCAGGGCACATAGCCATAGCTGACTTGTCGTACGGGAGGAGATATTCTTCAGAGGACATCATAACTTGAGCCAGAGGTACTTCGAGCTTGTCCGCAATGTACTTACGGATTGAGGCTATCGAATAATTATTTTTCGTCAGCACACAATTGAAGCCGATCCGACCAGAAGGATTGAGACGGGCGTGGAGCTTTTTGATCCACATCAGTTTCTCAGGTTCATTCAGGGGATCTGTACCGCGATTGTCTTCATAAGCATCTCCGTCATGGCTGATACCTACTCCGAAATCTAACTTGTCGAGGAAATCAATTTTCTCGTCGTCGAGAACAGAACCGTTTGTAATGATATTAAAGCGAGCTTTTGGATAGGCCTCACGAATAGCTGGAGCCAACGTCTTCAACGTCTTCCAGTAAACGAAGGGTTCACCACCCCAAAACTCTACAGTCACTCCTTCGCCCTTGCCGTCTTCACCACCATCAAACCAGGTAGGAAGCTTCTCAAGAAACTTTTGAGCGTCTTCGATTGAGCCATAGACCTCGTGAGGCTGACTCGCTTGATTGCAATAAGCGCAGCTATAGTTGCACTTTAAGCCCATCTGAATTTTGAGCGTCCGAATGCTCTTACTTTTCTTCAGGGGAAAATCAGGGTGACCAATCATGGCTGGTTGCCAGCTCTTCGGATTGGTATCGTATTTGAGACCCACAGGGTCCAATGAAACGGGTGTACCGTCTTTATCAGTAAGAAGCGAACGTGAAGGGTCGTAGAGGTAAGTCACCTCTACGCCATTCGGGTCGCGACAAATAAGATTATATGTCGGCATGAAAACCTATCGGTAATGTTGTGTATAGATCGTATCGGTAGGCGCTTGATCCACTTTGATTTGTGGAGGATTTGGGTGCTCCACTTTGGCAAGCCTAGAGAACGCTTTACGATGTTCGTGAACAATCGTGTATTCACATGAGATCATGACCCTCATGCCATTGGCAAAGAATGTCTCGCTTTCATGCCACAGAGTCGCAGGGTGACAAACAAACATACCCTGTTCTGTGGGAACGCGTTTACTCTTTTGATCGAAGGGGTATTGAACAGTACCGCGTGGATCAATGACCACTAGTCGCCCATCTTCATTTGTTTTGAAGGGAGCTTTGGCACCGTCACCTACATCTACGTAGTAAACGGAAACGAAGTCACAAGCATGATGATAATGAGGTCGGATGCGCTGTCCATACTCATAAATATTCGCAAAGGCTCTAACATCTACGTCCCAATCATATGCTCTTGCGTCTCTAAC